AATCACACTGCTCTGCTGCGTAGCGAGCTGTGCCTTTCAATGGGGATTTGCTTTTGGTCAAGGCCTGATTTCCCAAGCCTTTCGCCTTGGACCTCTTTGAAGGAGGGACATAAATCCCACCCTCTGTGGTTTTAGTTGTTTTCTTCTTTCTGGCCATGATTGTCCCCTATCCTTATTCTTTAACGTATGGCGACACTCCGCCGCCAGAATCCACGTGAAATATGTCGAACGTACCATCCCCTGGAAGATAATCCTCGATTGTCGTCATAAGTGCAACTGCAAGCGCATCATTCGACGTCCACACTTCTTCATACTCCGCAGTGACCGTCAATCTCCGAACGAATAAGTTCTCAGGGGAATATCGAGGGTCTGGAGCCAGATCTGCGCCAGCGAGCATTGGCTCGTTTAAGCCCCCTTCCAGCAGCCTCCACATACCGACGTTCATAATCTTCCTTGCGACACGATAATAACAGGAGCACACGTCTGGATGTTCAGCGTAAATATTCACACCATAAGTCCCAGAAACTCGGCGCTTAAACTTCGTTCCGCTTTTCCAGTCGGCATCGGCTCCCCCTCCTCCAATGAAGGTCGCCTCCTGGCCCGCACCTGTATAGTCTTGGACGATCTCCTCTCCCATCAAAGTGACCGCCCAACACGGAAACGGTCCCTCCGACCTCGCGTATCCGCTAAGGACAGTCGGAGGGTGATCTCCCCAGTAGTTCTTTATCGTCTCCAAATCGTTTGTGGATAAATCGTCCAAAATCGTATCGAGAAGATTCACGTCTCCGACAATCGCAGCGATGCCCTGCATCAAAACGAGCCGAATCCTCTGCTCTGGGACTGTGGCGCTCATCACATCCCCGCAATGATATTTCGAATCATAAACTCAACCTGCTGAGGGAAGCGGTCCAATCCCTTCTCGAAGTACCCATGAGGCTCTATCCCAGGGTGAATCCATTTCCCGCTAACTCGCGTGCTCGCTGTTCTGTATGTCTCGTAAGTGGTGCTTCCCGGCTCATGGCGCTTCACCATCCCCTTATAGATTGAACTCGAGTGAGGACGAGAGCCAGAAGCGCTTCCCATCATCCTCAACGCACCAGCAGCGGACGCTGTCTCCATCGACATTCTCGACTCTGCGTGAGGAGAGTAAGCCGCGTTCTTCGTCAACTTCTTCGCAGCTCTCGTAATCGCCTTTCCCACTAACCGAGCCCTGCGCTCAGACAAGCCGCCTCGAGTTCGCTCCATTGACCCCATTACTGCGCCAACTGCTCCAGAAGTTCCTGATTGAGTATGACGAAACCGGACTGGAGCGTACCGACCCCCTCCTTTCCGGTCCTTCCCAGACCGCCCTTGGACAAGCCAAGGGACCATGTTTCCTCCGTCCCACCCGGACTCAATCGCGTTGTAGAGCCACCCGTTGAGGACCACGGCAGCAAATCTCTGCGGTCCTCCAGTCATCCCTGAGTATGACGCCGGAAAATGGGTCAATTGGACTGCTTGACGGTATCCTTCTCTGGTCGATTTGAGCCCCTTATCCGCCTCGACCTTGATGTCATTCGCAAGAGCGTCCGCAAGAGCTGGGAGAGAGGAGACAATCGCCTGTCCAATCCCGACAATACCCGGAGGGGCTGTGATCTCAATTGTATGAATCATGAGCCCCTCGCTCTAGTTAGAAAGTCTAACTTCACCTTAAAAGTGGTGGGTAGATTCCTGGGAGCAAAGATCCCCTTTGCGCCAGACTTTGGGCCTTTAAGAGCTTGGATTCCGTAAGTTGCATCGTCCACAATCCACACCGGGCGACAGGAGTAATGAATTGTGAAAAGCTGATCGAGAGCTGGACCCTTTCCTTCTATCCATTGAAGTCGAGCAGGTTCCCCCGCTGCTGGCCAGCCGCTCGTAGCCTCCAGAATCGTGTAGTCGAACCCTTCGTAGTAGTAAATAGGAGTGCAGTCGTCTTGCATAGATGCAACAAAATGAATCTTAGTGGGTTCGTATCTCATCGACTTCTTCTGGACCTCTGTCGTCCTCGTCGTTTTGCCGATAACGACAATCGAACCCGGTCCCGAACTTTTGATTAATTCAGTCCAAGTCATCTCCTGAGTGATACCGATAAAGCGATCTCTAAATGAGACTGGCATCTCGCTTTGCATAGTCATCAATGCGTCTGTGAACGAAAACCCTCCAAAATCCTCGTAAAGCGAGTCCCGGATTGTCGTCTGAGCGAAAGTACACTGCACTTCGATATAATCTTCAACCAGATGTCGATCTCGGTCGTGCTCTGGATTGATGTACCACCAGCCGTCTCCTCCGCAAAGCTCACAGTCTGGCTTCCATTGGTCACTGTTCTCCATTCTACACGGACACTCAACCGCTCGACTCCATCTAAAGGTGAGTCCGAGTCCCTGGATAGCCTGAGCGAATAAAGTAGGATCAAAAGCGCCGAGCGGCCCGAACTTATTAAGCTTGGGAGGCTCGCTCATATGACCACCATCCTTGTAGCCTTACCGTAGAATCGCCTCAAGTTGGGGAGCATCTCTTTTATTTCCTTCTGGTACTCGATAATCCTCGCGCCAAATCCAGCATTGGTCGCTGAGCTGGTGGTGTTTACGTTTTGCGACAATCCAGGGACTGAGACACTCTTCGACGCAATTCCAGCTCCTACGATCAAGTCCCCAGCGATATTGAGCACTCCGATAGAGGCGTGCATTGCTATCGCGTGCTTAATGTCAGCTGGCGCTGTGAGCGGTTCAAAGCCACTTCGGTATGTGCAGTGCCATATCGCCGGAACACGTCCTGTCGCCCCCGTCCACATCGGTAGAAGGGCTCCTGGGATCATAAGAACGTCTGCAATGTTCCCCTGTCCCGGCAAAATCTGAATAACACCGGATACTCCGCCGTCTTCAAGCACGATCCACTGTGGGTCGATCACGACCGGCGTGTTCATCGTCGGGTACTGAAACGATAGCTGATCGACTGCGACCACCGGATAGTTATCGAGCTGAAAGTACCCCCACCGTGCGTAATCGTAAGCATAATGGTCGTGAGTCTCGTTCACGTGCGTCTTGGCGATCAAATCGATATCAAGCTCCAAATGGAGCCACGATATCGCTGCTTTGATGTACCACTCAAGCATTCGGTCAGGAAAGGGCTTCCCGCTGTCGTCCGATAGATCGAGCCCAAACAGGTAGTTCTCTCGAAGCTCGTCGACCGAGACTAGGAGTGCGCTTGAGCCCTGAGCTTCGGAGGAGACTACGTCCCCGAATGAAGAAACGTCCCCATTTGACGTGTTGACGTATCGAGCCCGGTAGTAGTAGGTTTTGTCGATAGTTTTGTCGAGGGTTTCATAGTAGAAGGTGTTGTCCAGTAGCTCCCACTTCTGAATCGGCATTGGCGGGTACGGTCCCGCTGCACTAATTTCAGAGCGCTGTAGCTCTAAAAGGTCGAACCTCTCCAACACGGTTCCAATGCTCTCGGTTTGGACCGTAACTTCGGTGACCCAGGTGTTCGTTGTTGCGGAAAATCTCTTCTCCCCCCGTACAACCGTCTGAACCTCGGGTGTCAGCCCAAGTAGGTGAAACCTAATGAACGGAATTATATTGTCGTCAGGTGCTACAAACTCTCGATCAAATCCGATGGATGGGATCTCAAGCCGATATCTAAAGAAGGAGACAGCGTCGATTGCAAATTGACCGAGGCTATTTGTAAGAACTTCAACGTGGTTCCCGATAAGCCCAACTCCGCCTATCGCTTCAGACCCTCCGACTGAGGCTGGGGCTGGGGAAAGCCTGATGACTGCGGACTCTACGGGGTTCCCGCTCGCGTCTTGAATAGTGCCGGTGATGCTTACTGCCAAGGCACTACTCCTTTAAAAGTCTCGAATCGCCTTGACCGAAAAGATCCGGGAGTCGTCGTTCGATGATCCGTGTGGTAATGGAAGCTCATGGTACACTCTAAACCGCATGTAGTGGCCAATGGCCTCGATGTTAAAATTGAATTGAGTCCGAATCGGCCCCTGAGCGTTAGTCACCGTTAATGAAATGTCGTTCGAAGCGGTAATCGCCGTGGAGTCTCCATAGAGTAGAGCAAAGCTCGTGAATCGGTCATACCAGTCATTGTCGTCGAGTGAAGACTGACTAAACCCTGACTGGACGTCGATATGAATGATGTTGGCAGGTCGAGCTGGTCCTGCCCCTCCTGGAATCAGATCGAGGAAGAGCTGGATCCTGTCATAGCCTTTAACATTGACCCCAGGAGTCCAAACTGCTGCCGCTTGAGTTGGGATTGTCCCAGGTGTTCCCGGTCCCCCTGTTGGAGGTCCAGAATCTCCGAGAAGAAGCACCTCAATATCCAGGATATTTGTATCCTTGATTTGAGATATCCGAAGGTTCCTAACCGACTGGGCCTGAACCTCGATCTGTGGTGGTATCTCTGGCATTAGAAGTCTCTCATGGCTTTCAGTGAAAACAGCCGAGAGTCGTCTGACCCTCCTCCCCCGGTCGCCGCCCACACTCTGAACCGCATATAGTGTCCGACACATTCCAGACTGAAATTGAATTGAGTCCTAACGGCTGCTTCCAAGATGGTGAATTGACGTTCAAGCGGAGTTGCGAGAGTCAAGGCTACGGTGTCTCCAAATAGGATGTTGAAACTAGACATTCTGTCATACCAGTCATTGTCGTCCACCGACGATTGACTGAACCCAAACTGAACGTCCATAAACACTTCCTGAGTAGGTCCGACTTGATCTCCGCCAGGAGTCATATCGAAGAAGAACTGAATCCTCTCGTACCCCTTGACGTTCACCCCTCGAGTCCATTCAGCCCCAGCAAGTATTGGAAACGTCCCAGGTGTCCCAGCTCCCCCAGGAGGAGGACCGGAGTCCTCATATAAGTGAATCTCGTGGTCAAGGATATTGGTGCCCTTGATTTGAGAGATCCTCAAATTCCGAACAGACTGAGCCTGAACGGATATGGTGGCTGGGATTTCCGGCATTAGCGAGCGTCTACGGTGTAATAAACATCGCAGCCGACGCCGCCACCAGGAGCTGCGTCCACGGTGATCGTCAAGTTCCCAGCCCCGTCCCACTCGCAAGCACTCACATAAGCCGTGGTCGTCGAACTGTCGGCCAGAGTTGCTACCGCTGGGCTACCATCGAAAAGCACCGGGAGTGCGACTACAACCGTAGTGGCCAAGGTCGTCACTGTAGCCGTCCCTGACAGCACTCTTGCGAGAGCGATCTCGTTTGCGTTCTCCAGAGCGATAATCTCGTCGAGCTTCCCCGCGATATCAAAGCTTGGTGGGTGCCCTTGTGAAAGGGACGGAATATAGTCACGAAACATCCGTGCTTCGCCGTTTGTTAATAATGCAACAGCCATTTTATTTCACCTCACTTAGTCGTTCTTTAATTGCCTCAACCGCACTTTTTCGCGTTTTGCCAGCTTCTTCAGCCGCGAGGAGATCCTCTAGTAGATCGTCCAGAGCGCCTGTTTTGAGCTTACGCTCTAAACTGGCGACTGACGCATCGAGAGCTGATAAGTCAACCTCGGCTTTAGGCTCGGGCTTAGGCTCGGGCTTAGGCTCGGGCTTAGGCTTTGTCGCTTTAATCTCAGGCTTGGGCTTCGGTTTAGTAGCTTTCGGCTTTTTCGCCGCTGGTGGTGGTGAGACTCGGACAAATGCAGCTCCGCAAGCAAGCAGCTCTGTAGCATCCGGTCCCTCGCACCCAGCGTCCGAACTTACCTTATCGCCATCCACTTTATGCAGAAGTGCCGTGTCGCTATCGACCTTGTATACATTCCCTAACACCCCGGAGACTGGTTGTCCCCGGAGGTGGTTGAGTTTGCATTTGACTAGAACTAATCCGCTCATATTAGCCTCCTGCTAAATTTCCTCTATGGCGCGAAGGCTCCAGTCTGGAGTCTACCTATATTGATATATAAGCCATTTTGTAGAGGTTTCATAACCTGTAGCGCGAGGTATAAGATCTGAGCCCATCGCACCGAAGTGTCAATCGTAGCGAGGGGTATCTTAGTGAATGGAGCCAATTGCTTGATCTTCATGACTTCTGAAGTCTGAGTCAGCATATAGCCCTTGGCGCAGTTGGGTAAGAATCGGTTCAGGTCGACGAGCGTCTGTGTAAGAGCCGTTCGAGGGATCTTGAAGATGAGTCGGCAAGTACCGGCTGCACCGTTGAGATCGCTTCTGTATAGCTCGTAGTAGGAGGTCTCGTTTCCGCCGTCAGTGATTGCGATTGAAACCTGATCTCCTGCCGCTACGACAACCGCTGGGCTCGTCACCGGGAGTGACTTGCCGAGCTTACTACAGGCTACAACCTGATAGATGTAAGTCCCTGCGTCCGCTGCTGCGAAGAAGGTGGTTCCTGTTCCCGCGTACACTGGGCTTGTGATCGCTGTGATCGCAGGCTCATTCGGTCGAGCAGCTGTTGGTCCGACGCCATTCTGAGGGTGCCCGCTCTGCGGGATGAAGATGTCAGGCTGGAGCCTGATATCCCCGAATGGAGTCGTTACGCCCGCGATTGAGATGCCAGCCATACCGTTCTTAGGGGCAGGTAGGTCATATCGCTCTTTAGGGTAGAGGATCTTACTCAGATCCTTGACTGGGCCAGTCGGCAACCAGAGGTCCGTGGGACGACCGTAGTTAGGCTCAGCGATCAGTCGCTCAGTCATATCTGCGATATGGTCCTCGGTAAGAGGTGCTCCGCGAAGGTCAATGACATTCGGGCTTTCGTAGCCAGAGTCAATGCCGTCGTCCATCACCGTTCCGCCCCAAGCGTCCGTGAGGAGCTTTTCGAGCCCGTCAATCTCTTCGGGAATCAGATCCGAGTCGCCTACGAAGAGTGAACGCTCGAGTTGACGCAGAAGAAACATGGTTCCGTTGACAGCTTCCCGAGCCATAATGTCGCCAAACTTTGACTTCATCATACCCATAACCATACTCACGCGCCTCACGGTGCCCATATATTTGATGACCGTATATTGACGTGAGTAGGTCGACGTATCTTCGGCAGGGAGCGCCCCTTCGTTCATCCAAACTGCGTTTCCAGACGCATATGCCTCAAGTCGATCAAATTCCTCGACCGTATTGGTGGCTGCGTCCTTATACAGGGACTTCCAGAACTTGATATCCTTGGCCTGATACGTGACGTTGAAAAGTGTAGAATCTAAACTTTCCAGTCGGAGTGGAAACCCCTGTCCAGGTGAAGCACCCGGATTGTTAATATCCGAGCCCGCCATAAGAGCTTTATTGAGTTGAGCTACGTCTTCAGCGCTTGATACGCCTCCAAACGCGCCGTTTTGGTCGCCGCCAGTCGACAGCCCCTGATAGTCGCGCCAGCTTACAAAGTCGCCGTACATGTTATCTCCTCATCGATCAGTTTGATACCTGCTGAACCGCAGCTACCATAGTTTTAGGCAAAGTCCCGGTTTGCTCATACAACGAAGTTGCATGGGCAATTCGGTCCATAGCCGAAGAATCTTCCTTTTCAGAAGCGTGAATCATAAGCGCCCTGAGCGCATCAGTGATTTGAGCCTTTGAGAGCGAATTGTCGGCTCCGCCGACCGCGCTCTTAGTAAGCTGACGAGGAGCAACCGACTCTCGCCGTCCTGTGACCGCTCGTCTTGGAGCAGGTGTTGACTCAAGATGTTCCATCCGGTCGTTCATCGCTTTGATAAGCGCATCCTGTTGCTCAGCGTGTGAAGCGAGACTCTTGATGAGCGATCCGGTCGCCTTCAACAGCTCCCGTGTAGCTCGCCCGTCCCGTCCGACTGCCCCGAGTACCTGGTCCATCCGCGTATCGACGCCTTTGACCAAATTCCGTAAGAAGTCTGAGGCGTCAACGAGTTGGCCAGATCCCTCATCCTCTGAGAGAGTCTCTACGAGGCTCTTCCTCATAGGCTCTTCGGATGGCTCTTCTTCGTTAGACCAGATCCGCCCAAGTTCTGTCTGCTCAGACTTGCTGATCGTTCCAGCATCCAGTCTGGCGTGGAGGTAGGATTCTCTCGACTGAGGCTCAACGCTCTCAAGCGCGTCCTCAACGTCGCCGTACGCTTCAATCGCCTTCATGAGGTCGCTCGTACCTATTAGTGATTTCTCGCTGTCCGTCATACCCTCTTCCTCCTCATCTTCTCCGATGGCTTCATCAGTGGCTGCTTCGCTTTCATCACCGACGCTTTCTGGACTTCCGCCGTCTCCAACGTTGTCCTCGTCGTCTTCCAGACCTTGATCGTCTTTTTTGAGATCGTAGTCTTCGGTGTCAGCTTTCGCTAAGATCGGCAGGGAGTCCCAGCCGGATTTACTTATCCCCTCAACCCCAGCGCGTACGCAGAGATGAGTATAGCTCTCAAAGTCAACACCCTCTGGGCGCTGCTCGGGAGCTTTCAGAGCTTCAATCTCTTCAAGTGTCATTAAAATCCTCCAGATTCAACAAACTCGTCCACCTGCTTGATTGTCCATTGTGGAAATCTCTGAGAGACGATAATGTGAGCTTCCGACTTTGTCACGCTCTCCAGCTCGGTAATCGCTGAAGGTGTCCAATCACCTAACGCTTCCGATAGGTATTGAATATAGTCCATTGTCGTTAAGGCCTGTGGTGCGTTTGGAGCATCCACCGCTTTTCGGTAAGTCGCGTTCGGGTCGTTTTTCCGTTCGTCTTCCTCGTCGTCGTCCTCTCCCGCAGTGTAGGTTGTCACCGCGAGCTTTGAATCGAGCGACTCCTGCCTCAGAGGGAACCCCTGTCCTGGGGCAGTTCCTGGATTCGTAATGTCCTGTCCAGCCATCAGAGCCTTAGCTAAAACCTTCAAGGACGTATCCGTATTGACCGGAACGTGGGTGATCGCAACATTGTGAACGTCGGCAGAAGTGATTGTCGTCGGGTCAGTGTTGGCTCTTCCGGCGACTTTTCCCTCGATTGAGAACCCTAGTCCCCTTCCGTGTGGACTCTTAGTCAGACTTCGAGCCAGTGCATAGACCTTCCGCCCTTCTTCAGTGTTCACGAGGTACCCCTCTGCCCACCAACCGTCGTGAGTCGAACTTTGACCATTCGGGAGCTTTTCTCCCTTCCTCACACGCTTGGCCTGAGTCGGATACCCGAGAACATCCGTCACCTTCGATCCGTGATTGTCGTTAAACCAGCCGTGACTCAGAAACGGAGAAAAGTTCAGACCGTCTTGAACCACCCGCTCTTGCTGTCGATCCAAACTTCCAGTCGAGACAATGCCTCCGATTCTCATCGGGTTGTCATCTCCTGCCTTTTCCCACGCCACAATGGGGATTTGAAATTTGAAGTCGGCCATAGTCAGAATTCCTGAGTAGTTCGCCGACCCTTGTCTTTTAAGACGGTCCAATGGCTGCTCACACACTTAGTACACATTGTCGCCTGTCGTCAACCTCGAGGCATACGAAACGCTGGAACAATGTCCTGGATTTCGATAGCTTTCGCGATCACTCCGCCCTTTGAGATAATAAAGGGCTCCTTGCAATGAGGACACGGTCCCTTGACTAACCCGGTCTCTGGATCGAGCAAAACGATACCCACCCGGACCCTCAACCCGCCGTCGATAGACTCGCCGCCGACAGACTTACGACAATTAGGGCAACGGATAGTCCCCATCAGTACACTTCCAGTCCAAGAGACAGCGCAATTGCGGAGACTCTCGGTCGCATATGAACTTTGTGATTCGAACTTGCTCTAGCGATTCCCTCAAGAACCCTTCTCAACGCAACAGCGCCACTCGTCCTGACGATGTAGGAGCAGGTCGACTGAGGCTCAATCCACTGATTCAGCCATTTAAGCTGATTGTCGTCTTTTACGGTGTCCGTGAGCTTATCGAAAGCTTCGATACTCGGAAGCGGTTTATCGGCGTTCTCCGTCCCAGGGTATTGGCAGAGAACCTGACCTAAGTTCAAATTCCCGAAATAACCGAGAGAAGCATTTCCGATCCTCCCAGCCCCGCTCAAATGGATTGGCATCACTTACCTCCCAGTGGTAGACCAAATACAATTCGCTTGTTCTTCTTTAAGTCGCCCGGTTGGAGGCTCTTCCGGTCCTTGACCTTCTTTGCATAATCCTCAACAGCAGCCATCGCTTCAGCTTTCGATTTGTATCGTTTAGGGTTGTAAGTGTAGTGCCTCATAGGTGCTCCGCCGTCTGACGCTATCCACTTGCCATACGCATCGTCGCTTCCTTTCGCCCGAATGTAGCCAACCCATCCCTTGGAACGTGGTCCAGAAAACGCAGTCTCCTCCGTCGCTCCAAACTCCCGAATACCGTAATCGTTTCCGCCCTGTTTAAAGCTGTTGTTTTTCCACTCAGGCTTGCTCGGATCCGTCTCGCCTTCTTCAAGGTACATTCCGGGTACTTTGTCTGAGTCTGACCCGAGAAAGTCGACATTAGCCTCGATGCCGCTCGTAAGGGCAGCGATTGTTGCTTCATCAAAAGTCTCTTTGGTTCCCCTTTTCTTCTTAGGAGACGCATTATAGGCAGAGCGCTCTCCCGGTTTAGCCTTCACCGCCCGAACACTTACCTCCCAGTTAGACTTTCGTTCCTGGATTGTGAGTCTATATCCTTTCCCTCCTGCCATGAACACAGCCTCCCCTCGGTTAAGGCCATTCGCAAACTCCTCCGACTCAAACCCCTCGAAATCAACGCCTATCTCCTTCAAATGTTCCACCAGCCCGTACATGTCTGCATAAGGGTCGTCCGCTTGCCACTTCTTCGCCTTCTTCTTAGGCTCCTTCTTCTTAGACTCGTCATAGCGGTACTCCCACTTTCCATTCTTAGCTCTTCTCCGCTCTCCACCCTTTTTCCCGCCTGGAATCGGTGCCCAGCCTCCTCCCTTTATTAAGTCGCCCGGAGTGAGGGACTTCTTCGGAGCACGCTCCTGTTTGAAGTTGTAGTCTCGTAGATCGGAAGCAACGTCCCGATGGGCTTGCAGCTTCGCTTTTGCTTCCTTGTCTTTTGGGTGACCGCTGGCAGTCCGAGAATAGCGGTGCTTATCATCAAGCGCACGCGCCGCTTCCCTGTGGTGCGCTATAGCTCCGTCGATATTCGCGTCGTGCGGTATCCACACTTTCGTTCTGCCGGAAGTCTTGTGGTGTACCCCGTGTGGATCACCGGCAATCGGCTCAAATCCTCTCGGAGCATTAGGGTGCCGCCCACTTTCAGACGGTTTCCACGGGATCGTGTGCTTCGCGTCTGCCCACTTCCCTCCGCGTGGACCGATGAAGGGACCGCCGCCCTTCATTAAGTCGCCCCAGCTCTTCGACACTGACTGCTTTTCAGCCCATTCATCGTGCTCCTCGTCTGGGTGAGCGACATTACAGCTAACTCCAGCGTGGTTGGCTGCTGTGGCCTTCCGCAGAGAGAGTGGGTTAAACCAATTGTCGCTTTGTTTGAAGAGATCGAACACCAGACTCAAAGACTTCTTGATCGCTGCGACAGAAGCTAACTGAGTAGATGAGAGCTGCTCGAATGACTCATCGGGCCTGAACTCCATCCCGTTTTGCACAGCAGTCATAATCGTCTCATTCGAGACCGTCCGAGCCTTTCCGAGTGAACGCGTCCTCACTTCCTGCCGGATCGGGTACTGATTCTCGTAGCCAGTATGGACGTTCTTGTGGACCGTCGTCTCAGTCTTCTTAATCCACTGATTCCCGCCGCCCTTGAGTTCCCTACCGGGCACTTCAACGGTTTCCTTACTTTTGTAAGTCATAGTCTGGCCGACTGCGCCAGCAGCGCTGATTTTGGTCACATTGACGAGATACTTCTTAGTCTTCAAAACCGCCCTGTCCTCTGGCGTAAGCATCTCGATCAGACGGTTCTGAACGTCCTCGTTCGTCACCGTTGAGCCACCCGCAGAGTCCCTCATCTGCTTGGAAATCTCGGGTCGCATATCATCTACCCACTCAATGATCTCCTGAGATCGGATAGCGAGGTAGATCGCCATTGGATCTAAGACCTTGGGCTCCCCTGCTGGTGTGTCGGACTTTACGAATCCAGCCTTTATCACCGCAGTAAGCTGCTTTTCCCGCTCAATCTCCGGCATAGCTTGGAAGTAGTTCGTGATAGCAGTCTCAACGTCATTGGCCTCAAACTTACCTCCAGACACTGGTGCATCGTAAGTCCCCTTGATTGGGTCAACTAGAGGAAGGCCCCCTTTCGGGAAATCAATCAGAGGTCCAGACGATCCAGGAGCTTTTCGATCCTTAAAGGCGAGAAGCTGCTCCCTAGCAGCGATTGGTCCTTGGTTTCGAGCGACATTCGCCTGATTCGCGATAGCCTCCCACTGGTCTGCTCGTTTATCCTTTAGTCCTTTGTTGCGTATCGCATCAGCCTGTCCTTGAGCGTACTGAGAGATCCTGGACAGTGCGTCCGGGACCGGGATAGGTGGAATATTAGTGTCCCCGTAGCCGTACTTACCCTTCCATTCTCTGGATGACTTTAGGCGCTCTTGGTTGACTGGGGAGTCTGGATCGATAGTGAGCCCTGTCAAAGTGCTCTCGGGGTACTGCCTGTTCCCAGGGTCGAACAGCCTAGACTCAGCGTCTCGAAGCTTATCAAATATCCCCTTGTCCTTGCCTGTGCGATGGTACAGAAACCTGCCCGTCTTTGGGTCACGCTTCTGAACCTGCACTTTTTCCATTTTGCCAGTCTCTGGGTTCTTCTCCATCTTGGGCACCATTTTTGGCGTACCCTTCTTCTTCTTCTTTTCCGGCTTCCCGGATCCGCTTAGCTCACGTATCCGTCTCGGAGGCTCAGCCTCCATCACCACATTGCCGTCTTTATCTCTCTCTGGGACCATCAGGGTTTCCATCACTGGTTTGCCCTGCAAGGCGATTGGAATCGCATCTGGTAGTTGACGAGCGCACCGTGTGAACCGCTGCCACTCAGCCATCGGAGAACCCAGAGAGTCGTAAGTGAACATCGTCTCGGCATTTCCCAGATTCATCCCGACTTGAGCTGCATCCGAGCAGATAATATGCTGACAGTTGTTGAAGGCTGAGATCTGCTTATCGGTCAAGGGAGGATCAGTTGTCGCATTTGCAGCGGCAATCTTCGCGTACGCAGCCTTCAGACTTCGGATCCTATTCACCGCTGCATCCGCTGCCTCTTTGTCGTCTATTCCCGTGGGATCCGGTGACCTGTTCAGAAGAGTCAGTAGATCCTCCGAAGAGGTGATCTTATGCTTCCACTTCGTGACTGGCTTCCCTCCCTTAGTCTTGGGCTTACCCTTCGAGTCTAAAACTGGGACGCGCTCAGAAAACTCGTTCAGAAGTTCGAGGCGCTCTTTAGGTGAGAAGGTTTTCCCGTAGAAAAACGCCTTCTCCAGCGTTTCTCCATTCTTCCGAGTGACGTAAGACTCTGGAGCGTCGATCCCCAGCGTCACTTTTGCTGTTT